TGGGTATTCAATCTTTTCCAATAGCAACACCAACTCCTGTTCAAACAACTCCTGTACAGGGTAATTCAATTGCACAGATGGTTAATGCTGCCAATGGCATCCAATACTATCAACAAAATCAACAATTAAATCCATTACAGCTCAAACAAGCTCAAATGGCTATTGAGCAAGCACAGCAATTAAATCCATTAGCTGTTAAAGAAGCTGAAGCAAGATTAGAAACTTCTCAAACTGGAGCACAACAATCAAAACAAAATTATCTTGTTTCTGGTGAAGATTATGCAAGAAAAATGATTAATGCTTTACCTCCAATTGATGATTATGTAGATAAAAATGGTGAAGTAAATCAAAAAGCCTTAACTAGGTCTTTAGATATTGTCAGAAAAGGTACTGAAGCTGTAGGTCTGCCAAAACATCCATCTAACTTGCTTGGTCAATTAGAAGATGCAGTGGCTACAAAAGATTACAACAGATATGAGGAATTAAGAAACAGAGTTGCTAAAAGTTCAGCATCAACATCTGAGCAGTTTGCAGCTAAATTTCCTGCTGTTCAATTTCAAGGTTTGGGTAATGTTAATCAAGCAATTACTACAGGTAATCCTAATATTGCTGAAACTGCACCAGGTACTAAAATTGGAGCTGGTTTACCAATTGGTCCAAGTCCAATGCAACCAGGTGTGACAACTGTAAATGGTATTATTGGACAGTATGATTCAACTGGTAAATTTGTGCCATTTAATGTACAGCCTGGTCAACAACCTGGCAATCTTTCTATGCCAGGCATGGTGCAAACTCCTGCCCCATCTGCAGTTGGGCAAAATAAAATGCCATCAATTGTAAAAATTGACAATTTTTCTGCTCCTGGTCAACAAAATACTCAAGAAGTTGCTAGATATAATGCAGGGCAAGCTGATTTTAATGCTGCAAATGAACGTGCAACACTTGCACAAGATAGTGCTTTAACTGCACAAAATATTAAAAAGAATCTATCTGCTGCAGCTGGTAGTACTCCAGGCAGGGTTTTAAGATCAATTGGTCAAACTGTAATTGGTGATCCACAACTAGATATTTTAGTCAAGAGTTTGGCAGATCAACAATTAAGACAATCTCAATTAATGGGGTTAAAAAATCAAGCTGCAGAAGCAGATCAAAGGACTGCAGGAGGTAGTTCTGAAATAACTGCAGAAGCATTGGCTCATATTGTTGAAAGAGCTGAAGCAACAAATTTAGCTGCCACAAAATACAATCAAGCATTATCAAAAATGCAGGAAAAATATGGCAAAGAAAGAACATATTTAAATAATGATAATTTTAAAAATGCTTGGGCTAATTCTTACAATCCAATAGCTTTTATTATTCAAAATACCAATAGACAAAATATTTCACAAAAAGATAAAGACAAAATTATTGATTACTACACACATGATATGAGTAGAGATCAATTAGATACATTGGCTAATAACATGAAGAATTTAAAACGCTTAGAGCGTGGAGATTTCTAATGGCAAATGATGCTTATGAATTAGATCCAGATGTTGCAGTTATTCGCAAAAGAATGCCTGTCAATATTCCAAAGAGTGCTATGTATGGCAAAAACCCAGAATTGCAACCTGATGCGGAATATAGTTATGAAACAGACCCTGATATAACTTCAATATCTAATAGAAAAGTTACACCAGCAGAAAAACCAGAGCCAGGTAGTTATTTGCCTCTTTTTTTAAAAGGCGCTGGAGAGGCTGCATTACATTCAATTGCTAATATTGTTTCTGCGCCTGTTAGTGCTGCTGCGGGTATATATGGTACTTTAGCAAGTGGTAAGTTTGGTACTCAAGAAGGCATCCAAGCTGGTAATGCCTTGGCAGCAAAAGTACAACAAGCAATGCTTAATGCTGGTACTCAACCTACTACTGAAGAAGGTAAAAATTATTTAGAAAATTTACAATCTGCATTTGAAGCATCTAAAATTCCTCCTGTTGCTCCTGAAATTGGTGGATTAACTGCTGAACGTCAAATGGCATTTAAATCAGGAATTAATGCAAAACAACAGTTAAATTCACAATTTGCAAATATTAAAGCACCTAAAATTAAAATTGAAACTGTGCCAGGTTTAAGAAGTGCAGGAGCTGCAGCAACAGAAACTCCTGAAATGATCCAAGGCAATATCAATTCTGCCCTCGCTAAATTTGATCCTAATAGTCCTGTAATTGAACATATTTCTAAACAAGCACCAGAAAATGTTGATATTAATTCTTTAGAAACAAGAGCATTAGAAGAAAAACATGGCGTTGATCTATTGAAAAGCCAAAGAACAAATAATCTTTCAGATTATGTTCAAGCATGGAATCATAGAGAAGCTAATGGACTTTCTTCTGATTTTGCACAACAACCTAAACAATTAGCTCAGGCTTTTGAAGAATCAAAACAACGTCATGCTCCAAGAATACATGCTGATGCTGATGCATCTGAACTTGGTCAACATGAAATAAATGGTTTAGTTGAAAAAGATAAATTTAGACTGCAAAATATTAAAGAGAAATATTTAAATTTAAAAAATGCTTATAACGAAATAAAGAAAAATTTAGGTTTAGAAGAATCAAATGATTTACCATTAGACGGAAAATTATTTGTTGAAAATTCTAAGAAAACTTTAAATTCTGAAATGTTTACAGAAGATGCAAGAAAAAGTATTGATGAATTATTAAATAAAATAAATGATAAAAATGGTGTAATGACTTTTCAAGAATTTACAACATTAGACAAAAGGTTAAGTGAATTAAGTAAATTTGGTAAAGGAAGTGAAAAAGAAGCAGCTAGATTAACTAGAGAGCATCTTAATAATATGGAATTAACAGAAGATGCTGCGCCTTTATATCCATTACTTAAAGATGCAAAAGCAACAGCAAAAGAAAGATTTGATGTAATTGATTCTAATCCAGCTTATGCTAAAGCAATAGGAGAAGGTAAAGATTTAGAAAGTGCTTCATCACAAGGCGAAAGTTTAAATGCGGGAAAATTTCATAGACAATATGTTTCTACTGCTACACCTGAAGCAATTAGACGTTTAAAAGCTGAATTACCAGAAGATCATATTGCTCATGAAGCAATTACTTATGGTGAATTAGATAGAGCTAAAAAAGTATTAACTAATGCAAATGAATCAAGAGTTAAATCAGATCAATTTGGCGATTTTTTAAGAAACAATAAATCTATTTTAAAAGAAGCATTATCACCAGAAGCTATGCAAGATGTAACTGAAATAGGGCTTCTAAATAGCAAAATTGGTAAACCTGATGCTGGTACATTTAGTCATTCAAATACTTATAGTGCAATGTTAGGTGATTTTGCTGCAAATGGTTTATTAACTTTGGGCGAAACAGCATTATCTGCAAAAACTGGTGGTTTATCTGCATATCCAGTATCAATGGCTAAAAAGTTTAAAGAAAAATTTGATAAAAATTCTTTTGCAAATGAACAAAGAAATAAATTAGGTGGATTAACTACGGAACAACCATGAGCACAGAATCACCAATTGACCTTGTCAAGTATGGCGTACTTTGGCAAAAAGTAGAAGATTATGAGAAAAAGTTTGATTCTATGGAAAGAAAAATAGACAAACTTGAGTTATCTATTGAAAAACTTGTTTCTATGGCTGATAAGTCTAGGGGTGGTTTTTGGGTAGGCATGATGGTTGTTTCAGGACTATCTAGCTTTGTTGGTTTCATTTCTCACTATGTCACTTTGAAATAACATGCCTTTTATGCTTGCCATCTCTGCTGTGAGTGCCATCAAGCAAGGGGTGGCAATCTACAAAGATGCCAAAAATGTTGGAAAAGAAGTTTATGGCATTTATTCAGAGCTAAGTGAGGGAGTTGGCAATTTCTTTGACCATCAAGAAAATGCCCACAAAGAATTAAAAGAAAAAGAAAAGAATCCTCCAAAGGGCAAAAGCATAAAAGCCCAGGCTCTTGAGAATGTCATCAAGAAAAAGCAACTCCAACAGGCTGAGTATGATTTAAGGCAACTCTTAACTTATGAAGCTCCTCCAGAACTAGGTGCTTTGTGGACAGATTTCCAAGAGGAAAGAGCAAGACTTGAGAAAGACAAGTCTAAATATGAACAGGCTCAAAAAAAAAGGATGAGCAGGAGTCTTACAGAAAAAGAAAAAACAGAGAGAAATGGAATCTTAGAATTGCAATATGCATTGCAATCTTGGTGGTCATCATCACAGTTGCAGGCTTAATGTATTACATCCATTGGGATTATCAAAGAAGTAAAGTAGAGGAACAATGGCATATTGAGTTTCAAAAGAAATTCAAGCCAGATAGCAAAGAGTATGAGTGTTATAAAATTTTTCAGGAAACAGGGTATTCACCAAGATACTGTAACTAGGAGTTAATATGGATTGGTTAAAAACTATTGCACCTACTATTGCCACAGCCATTGGAGGACCTCTTGGGGGTCTAGCCTATGAAGCAGTTTCCAAAGTCCTTGGAATATCCCAAGATGATGCCAAAAAGATGCTTGATGATGGCAAACTTACTGCTGACCAAATTGCAAGTGTCCAGCAAGCAGAGATAGCTCTCAAGGCAAAGGCACAAGAATTGGGTTTAGATTTCGAGCAACTGGCAGTCCAAGACAGAAAGTCAGCCAGGGACATGCAAACAAATACTCACTCATTTATTCCTCCAGCCTTGGCTATTATGGTCACACTAGGGTTTTTTGGTATCTTGGTAGGATTGATGATGGAGACATTCAAGACATCAGATGCATTACTACTTATGTTAGGTAGTCTTGGCACAGCCTGGACTGCTATCATGAGTTTCTACTTTGGGTCTAGTGCAGGCTCACAAGCCAAAGATGCAATGCTACATAAATCATCACCATTGGAGGAAAAATGATTAATTCAAGGAATTTAGATGAGTTACTACCTGAAGTTAAAGCAAAGGTTGAAGATTTTATTAAGGCTTGCCAACATTCTGGCATTGACTTGTTGGTTACATCTACATATAGGGATAATGAAAGCCAGGATGCACTATATGCTCAAGGTAGAACCACAGAAGGAAGAATTGTTACAAATGCTAAAGGGGGTGAGTCTTTCCATAACTATAGGTGTGCTGTTGATGTTGTGCCTATTGTTAATGGAAAAGCTGATTGGGATGGAAGTCACCCAGTTTGGGCAACCATAGGTGAATTAGGTGAGCAAGCTAGTCTAGAGTGGGCAGGCAAATGGGTTCACTTTAAAGAGATGGCACATTTCCAATACACTGGTGGACTATCTTTAGCTGAACTTCAAGAAGGAAAGAAAATAACATGAAAAACTTTAAAATTACAGGCAAAACTTATGAGTCTCCTAAATCACATTATGTGGTTTTGAGAGAGCATGAAAAGAAGACTGAACATGAGTTGCATAGGCTAGAAGACAAGCTCAAAAAGCATGAGCATCTGCCTATGGAAAAGGCACATCCAAAAAAGAGCTAATTTAGCTTGTTTTGGTAGTCTAGGTAGGTTTGGGGAAGTGGCACAGTAGACGGCCAAAGGTCAGCCTTTATTAAACTGAATACAGTCCTCAAATGTGCATCCATCCAAAACTGCTCCTTTTCTTCTTTGCTTAGATAATGTCCTTGGTCAAGTGCATGATGGCAGTCCCAGCAGAGTGCAGCAACCATATTGTCATCAGCCTTTATTCCTTTGCCCTTTCCATGTGCAGAGCTATTGGAGTGAGCACCAACTATTGTTTGGTCATCAGCACCACAAGCATGGCAATGTAGGTATCTAATATTATTTAAAAGTTTGGTACTTCTAACATATTGCCTTTTAGGGTTTGCTTTCAAGTTCAATTCCTTTCTGAGCACACCAAGCCTCTAACCAGTCCACAAATTGACTGGCTTGGTCTTTTGTAAAAGCACGGCTCTGAAGCCCTAACTGCACAATCCTATACCCATCTAAGGATGGAGCAACTTTGGAAGCTCTCAGACCTGTTTCTGAGGCAAATTGGTCTATTAAAAATCTTTTCCAGCTCTCCACATCCCACTTAGCTCCATAATGCTCTGCCTGCTTTGCTATGTCAGCAATAATTGCATGGAATTTGGCATTTTGGTCATGTGTCCTGGTTTCCTCTTGAACATTAAGAACTAGGGTTTTCCCTGATTCCAATGCTGTTTTCATTTTTGCCCACAAGGTTTTCATTAGAGCTGAACCTTGCTGGGGATTAACAAGTTTGTATTGCATATTAATCAACCATTATGTTTAACATTCTGAGAGCTGATTCAATGCTATCTACAAGGCAAAAAGCTCCTCCTTTCCAATTTTCAGCAAAATGCTTTTGGTTTGCATTAAATCCTTTTTTGCCATAAGAATTGTCTAAGTTTTTGACCTCCATAAGCAAGGTCTGACCATGATAGCCAACCAATAGGTCACAAGGCTCTTTGATATGGTAAACAGTAGCTCCAACAGCTCTAAGAGCCTCCACAATAGCTTTTTGGTTATTATCAATCCTGCTTGCTGTTCTCATTTTGTAATTCCTTAATTTTTTGAGCCACATCTTTTGCCAAATTTTTTAGTAAAGGTTCTGTTTCTTGTTTTTGTTTAACTGCATACCTTACATAATCAATCCATCCATTTCTCAAAGCTAATTGAGCATAAAATTTGACTATGCTTGCATACTCTGCATCCCAGTCAAACATCTTCAAAAATCCATTTTCTGAGAACATTTGGTCTTTTTGTGCCAATGTTTCTTTGCCTTTTAGGCACTTCATATTTGGTAGGCAATTTATTGGGTAAAAGTCTTTTTTGAGCTATTTCCCAAGATGGAACTGGTTGCCAAATAGTTTTAACAGTCATTTAATATTCTCCATGTTCATGTTTATTTCTTAAAGCCTCTTGTGCAAACTTTAATGAAATTGGTCTAACTTTTTCACCAGACTCATATCTATCAATTATCCTTTTTGCCCATCCTTTTGGATCACCCTCATACTTTTTGTAGGATAAATCATAAGGACTAGGTGCTTCACAATAAGCATTAAAACAAGATTCACAAGTAGTCCCAAAGTTTATCAAGACTGAATTTAACTGCCTAGACATGCACCTAGAACACAGTCCATGGACTTCTTTTTCTGGCTCATTTTGAGTTTCTGATTTTTTAAAGCTCATTTGTTGTACTTCCCATCAATGATTTTTTGAAAATTACTAGCATTTACTATCCAAACTAGGTCTGGTCTCCAAGTTCTGTTATTACTTTCAAAGCCTGAAAATAGCTTAGTGTCTTTGGCTATGTAATGAAAAAACTCATCCCACCAGACAAGTCCCTCCTCCAAAGTGGTATATCCATCTGAAAAATCAGACTTTTGGGATGCCTGTACCCATCTGTTTTTCAGGTTTGTTTGTCTAGCTCCCTCCCAAACCCTTGGTTGGGTTAAATGGGGTAAATGCTTTTGGTAAAGTTTCAAAATCTCCTGATGGGGGCAAGTTAGGAGCTTTGCTCCTGACTGTATAGTATTTATATTTGGTTTATGGTTATTGGTTATTGGTTCATGGTTATTGGTTAGTTGCACATCTGATGAACACCTGTTCAACACCTGTTCAACATCTGTTGATTTTTTAGCCTTTCTTTGTTCAGCAGACACCTTGCCTCCTTTTGATTTTTTAGCCAAAAGTTCTCTATATTGTGCAATTTCTAAATCACACCTAGTTTGATGCCAAGAGTCTTCATTCAACTTAAAGAAACTATGCAAAATAAGTTCAACATCATTTTCAGATGCTCCTACTTGAAATGCTAATACTTTAATATTATTGATTAAAGGTTCTTCAGAATCATAATAAATCCAGAGAAGCCTAAGATAAGCCATAGTCTGAGAATCAGATAGCCTAGATGTGACCTTTAAAAAGTCACCAATGTGATGTTGGTAATAGTGCATTAAATGCCCTCGCAAACCTCCAGAAAAGAAACTATGGCAGGAGGGAGGTACTCTTTTCAAAAGGGGGATCAATCCCTTTCTAGCCCAGTTTCAAAATATTCTAACCCATTAACTTACAAAAATTCCAGAACCTCT